CCTAGGAATCTAGCTTACGCTAGATGATTAATATGGTGAATCGCTTTTTGATTCGTCAGATCCGTGTTTAACTTGCACATCATCTTTGGCAAGTCTTTCAGAAAATTCTTTAGCTATTTCATAAGCTGAAGCATCTACAACAGGACCAACTTTAGAATAACCCCATCCAATCCAATTTCCTTTGTCGTTAGACCTCTTAACGGTTTTTAGATTGTAAATGTGGCTATATGTTGGTGGTGTGAATAAGCCATTCTTACCTTGAAGCCTAAGACCCATCATGGTTGTAAGCCATTTTCTACTAACTACTAATGCAGTAGCCTTCATAGATATTAATGCTGTTGATGGGCTATTCCCCAAAACAACTACAAAATGATTAGCAGTTGTCTCAAGATAATTTCCATTTGGTAATCTATCCTTCCAAGCTTTATCACGAGTAGTTGTACTTACAATATCACTATTGGCTTTATGGATTGCTACCGGCGCACCAGTACTTGTTCCACGATCTTGCCATTCAACATATTGTTTAATGTAATGACAAGGTAATACGTTGATACCTTTTTCACCATCGTATAGCTCTTGAGTAACACTGTTATATATCATACCAGGCTCAGCATCTTTAACATACTTACCATCCTGTTTATTAACCTCAGGAGATAGTTGTCCCAAAACTTTTAAGAAGGGTAACGCAAGATCTTCCTGCGTTATGTTTTGAGCACCTTTATTAGCATCAGCTTCAAATAAATTTGTAGATAATGCTCCTTCTTTTTTTCCTATTATTTCCTTGTTCATGTTTATTGTTTCCTTTTTATTATTGTTTTATTTCCAACGAATACGTTGAAAAGCTCGGTAGGCAGTTCCTT